AGCAGTGGTATCAACGCAGAGTACTTATCGTGGGCATCAATCACCAGCTCGAATACCGTAATGTCCAACGCCGTTGCCAGCTTTACAAGCGTTTCTAGCGTCGGGTACGGATCGGTATCCGCCTTAGGGCGCAAAAGACGTTTGATGACTGACACTCCCACTTCGCATTGCCCCTTTTTCGTAAGCGCCAACGGACGGTTCGCGTCATGAGGGTATTTTCCGCCAAGGCTCGGCTGAGATTGGCAGCTAAAACCATGCGCGCCGTCCATAGGCGTTCATCGTTCTCTCGCCGAGTTTCGCCAATCCCGCTGTTACAACGGCGACCGGGGTATCTCCGCCGTGTATCTGAAACATCTTGGTAACGCCACCCCACGAATTGGTGACTTGGGTGACAACATCGGCCATACGTGTATTTCGCAACGAAACTTTCGTCCGCTTGCTCCTCCACTTGAGGTCCAAACGCGGGAATGAAATAACCCGTGGCGCTGGCGATACTGTCGCATGCCAAAATCAGTCCCTCGGAGGTCGACAGAGCAATGTTGATCGTCACCTTCGACCCTCATTGCTCGCACCAATTGGAGTAGGGTCGATAGGACTGAGCTGATTGTTTTTCTTCATCCTAAGTTGCCTCCATGCTCCTCGGGGCCGTGCGTGGATTTCTGCTTAATTATAGGCCATTAGAACCCATAGCGTATCTCGGGACGAGCGTTCGGTCAAAACTAGTGACGCACGGTGCAGGCGCTGCTTTTCATTCGGGCGGCCGGTGCTGATACCATCTGGAATACATGCCAAAGAGAACAAAACGTAACGCGCTTCTCACTGAATCGCCAGACGATGACGATGCGCTGATGAATCTCGAAATCGCTAGGCTTCGTACCAGCTCCGCTACAAAGCTATTAAGCACGGCGCATGGTTTGCGGAGGTTAGCGAATATGGTTCTACCCGAGTCTGTTCGTCTTGCGCATGCGAGACGGGGCCGAAAGGTGTGACAGACCTCGGAATAAGAAACTGGATATGCAGTGAGTGTGGTACTTCGCATGATCGTGATACTAACGCTGCTCTAAATATCCTTTTCCGTTCGGGACATCGAACGCCTGTAGAGGGAATCCCCGTCCTTTAGGGCGGGGAGCATGTCAAGTTCGACTTGATTAAGCCCAAAGATGGGCCTATGCTTTGGATATGGAAAATCTTCTCGGTTTCGTCGTCGCGAACCTACAGCAGACAAAGGGCACCTGGCAGGAAGTGGCTAAGGGGTCCGGTGTCCCGTACAGCACGATCAAGAAGGTGGCGAATCCTGCGGTGAACTCGGGCACTAAATCGCCGCGCATCGAAACAGTTCAAAAACTTGCTGACTATTTTCAAGAGCAAGGTGCCGCCTAGATGTTTAGCGTCCATTCCATAACAACTTCCTCTTTGTGCGGTAGAGAACATTTGCATTTCTTGACGCGCGCTTTTTATTTTTATTGGTCAGAACGCGCACGGACAAAGTTCCGCCTTCGGAATATATGGTCAAAAAACAACCAGCGTCAGTACGGAAGCGCACAGAGCGGTCAAAGTTCGGCAGAACTACAGCATTTTGCGCCTTTCTCTGACGTTCAATGTAGGAATTACACGTGAGCACCCGGCAGTGAATTCCCCAGATTGGCGTGCATTGGCTCAGCAAAGCTATGCGGTACTTCGCAATTTGCCTTGCTCATGCCCGTGGACTTGGACGAAAGCAGGCTATGGACCCGAGCGGCAGTGTCGACGGTGTAAGGCCATCCAAGACTTTGAGACTGCAACGGAGGGCGCGTGAGTCAAACGGACGACATTTTGAATCACTTAAGAGCCGGTCACGCTTTGACGCCGCTAGAAGCGCTCCAGCGTTTTGGAGTCTTCCGTTGCGCGGCTCGCATTCTTGAGCTTCGCCAGTGCGGTTATTCGATTGAGACCGATGTATTGCAGTTACCGAATGGCAAGCACATCGCGAGTTATCGGATGGTGCAATGAACGCTCAACTTCACGACCAAGATGCAACCGACGCCAACCGCGAGGCCGCGATCGACCAAGCTTACGAGGACATGGTCGCTGCCAATATTCGCGGCGATGCCGAGGTAGCGAAGGCCGCATTTCGATTCATGGCGGACCTCATTCGCAACCGCAGCGATGCGCAGATTAAGCGGATGGAGCGTGAGCGAAGACTGGAAAGGGCGATGAAGTAATGGCCGGCTACACGCCAGTTTTCGACACCGTTCTTGATGGCACCTTGTTTGGCAAGTGGCCCCATACCGGGATATGGGTTTGTCTGCTGTCTCAGTGTGATCGACAGGGCCATATCGACGTTGCGCCGGCACTCCTTGCGGCCAAGATTGGCATTCCCGTTGACCTTCTCATGTCGTGCATTTCGGACTTTATGAAGCCCGATCCTGGGTCACGAACGGGCGACAAAGAAGGGCGTCGATTGGAGTTAATAGATAGCGTCCCGACGAGTCCCGACGAGTCCCGCGCGTCCCGCGACTGGGGTTGGAGAGTCATCAACCACAAGAAATATCGCGACCGCGCCCGCAAATCCGCATACGACAGAGAGCGCACGGAATCCGGTGCAGATGCGGAAAGAAAGAGGGAAATCAGAGAGTTACAGAAAGAGCAAAATGTCCCGACGAGTCCCGACGAGTCCCGCGCTGTCCCGCTCTCAGAAGCATATGCAAACATAGGAGTGGGGGAGAAGAAGAAACCGCGCAAAAGATGCCCACCAGAGTTCGCGCCAGATGCCGCGATGGCACTTGCAGAAATCCCCGATCTTGATGTCGAACGCGAAATAGCGAAGTTCAGGGATTGGGAGTTCAAGACCGCACGGTCGGACTGGGCGGCGACTTGGCGAAACTGGGTTCGTAAAGCTCGCGACGATAACAAATACGCTCGCAAGCAAGGGACGACGCGAAAATGGGAATAGCCGCGCCGTACCGCGAAGTGATTGAGCAATGTTTCGTCCCGTTCGAAAGCGAAGACGCGGCGCAAGCATTCACGCACGACCGGTTGCTACCGTATTGCCACGCGATTCATCGCGAACCGCAGTTCAAAAACCGCTTGAGGCCAGATATTGGATTTCGATTGAAGGTGCTTCCGAAAATTCCATTGCTGATCGAATGCAAGAATTTTGTCGCGGGTAATGGGCTGATGTCGAACCTGTGCGATGGCATAGCGCAAGCAAGTAACTACGCGGAGATGCATCGCAAACATCCGGCGTTTGTTGGTCCGTTGTTTGCTCAAGGTCCGACACAACTTGAGTGGTTGAGAAATCCGCTCGGCGCGATGTTGTTGCTTGCCGCTGAGTTCAACGTCGGTATCGTATTTTTTACTCCCGAAAATGCGAAGTACCGTGACAAGGTCGGAACGCTTTTGCTTGGAGGCCAAGCGATAGCGACGTTCACGATTAACCAGCATGGCGACCCCGATACACGACTGCATTCCGATCACCTTCGATTGTTGACGTTTAAGGAACGGGCTGGCTCCCAAACACTGAGGAATTTACGTGAACGCAGCGCTGGATGAAGTTCCGCTTCTCGTGACCTATACGATTTTCCCCCACGTGTGGCCGACCGAAAAAGTCACGCGCGAGGATGTTCCGTGGAGCGAATTGACCGCCCGAATCCGCAATACGCCCATATACCCAAAGAAATCCGCGTGCCCGCTAATCTCAATGGCGGAATACGGCGACCAGATTGACGACAACCACAAATGTCTTCGCTATGCCGAGAACGTCAAGCGTATCTACGGGGTTGAATTGGATTACGACGGAGAAAAGATTTCGATTGAGCAAGGCGCGGCGCTGCTCATGAAGTCGAATGTACGGTCGATCATGTACACCTCCCCAAGCCATACCGCGCAGAAGCCCCGCTGGCGGGCATTGCTGCCGCTGTCGGACCCCGCGACACCTGAGAGGCGCGCGGAGTACGTAGCCCGCGCTAATCGCATCCTAGGCGGAATTGCGAGCAACGAATCCTTCACGCTTTCCCAAAGTTTTTACATCGGTCGCGTGCGGGGTGTTGATTACCAGGTGAGGGAGACAGTTGGCCGCTGCATCGACCACGCCGACGATATTGAGCCGCAGTTCCAAGCGACCCATGCGGCAAATGGCGGCGTGGTCAGAGATCAGACGACCGATTCCGAACTACGCGCAGCATTTGAGCGAGGCGAAGGGCGATATGAGGCCATGCTTAAGCTGTCGTCTCGTTGGGCCGCTCGAGGTTTGAGCGCCGATGACATCGAAGAAAACTTCCTGATTATGCTGGGGAGCGGTTCACAAAACGGGGATGGCATAGACCTCAAGACGCGGGTTCGGCCTTTAGCGGAAAGCGCGGTGGCAAAGTTCGGCGAATCTCGCCGAGTAACGAGTATTGATTCCTACCGCCCGCATCGCGTGGGCGAAATGATGGTGACTTCCCACGCTCCAGCCGAGTTCAACGAGGACCCGAACGAGGTTTTGGTAGACCTCGAAAAGATGAACGGCAAGGATATTTGCGACGAAGAAGATGCTCATGACGCCAAGTACGCGACCGCGCCTTTCGATCCAGATGGAAACTTGCTTCGATTTTATCCAGGGGGTGTCACGATATGGTCAGGGTTTCCAGGCGCGGGCAAAACTACCCTCATGCGGCAGTTTATATGCCACACGCTTCATCGCGGTTCTTCGGTTTTTCTTGCCAGCCTTGAGGAAGATCCCCGCCGAATCATTCGGCGGCTTGCCTCAACAGCGGCCGGATGCAAACGAGCAAACCCACATCAGACGCAATGGTTTATTGATGCGTATGCTAAGCGGTTTCGGTTGTGGGGCGTGATTGGCATCACGAAGCACCTGAGTCTGTTCGGTCTCGCGCGGAAACTTGCAACTGAAGGCATCCGGCACGTTGTAATTGATTCCCTGATGTGCCTTGACATCAACAACGGGGATTATGAGGCGCAGCGACAGTTTGCGGTCTTGATGGCGACCACGGCTCGAGCGTCGCAGATTCACATTCACCTAGTCGCTCACCCTCGCAAACTTTTGAAATCCGACCAGGATTTAGACCTTAACGACGTAGCGGGTGCTCGCGAACTGGGAGGCGTGGCGGATAACATCATTTTCATTCGCCGCGACCCTAATCGGCAGTCATACGCGAACAATGCCGCAGTCACGCCGATGTGCGTCAGCATCCGAAAGCAACGAAACTTTGATGGGGCACTTGGCGATTGCGAGGGGTGGTTTCATCGCGACCTTAAGCAATTTTCGAAAGAGCAGTTTGTCGATGGTCCGATTCGATATCTCCCCGACGACGCATACCGCTCAATCACGGAATCATTTCGAGGTTCCACGTGAAGCAAGACCCCCACATCCGCACCGCCATCGCCACACAAGCCATGAACGCGCTCATCCCAATTTACGGTGTTGCGCAAACAACGCCAACGGATGTCGCGAAGATTGCCGTGCGCTACGCAGACGCCCTTATAGCCGAACTTGTGAGAACGGAAAAGCGATGAACTTCGGTTCAGTTTGTTCGGGAATAGAAGCCGCAAGCGTCGCATGGAATTCGCTTGGCTGGCGAGCCCAATTCGTTTCCGAAAACGACCTGTTTCCGTGTGAGGTTCTTGCGCATCGTCATCCTGACGTGCCGAACCTGGGCGACATGACTAAATTCAAGGAGTGGCCAGATGCAACTATCGATGTTCTCGTCGGCGGAACTCCCTGCCAATCCTTCTCTGTCGCAGGACTCCGAAAGGGACTGGATGACCCGCGTGGCAACCTCATGCTTACCTATCTTGCGATTGCTGCACGCTATCGGCCCGAGTGGCTGGTTTGGGAGAACGTCCCCGGTGTGTTAAGCGATAAAACAGACGCCATTACTTTGCTTTTAGATGCGTTAGAAGAATTGGGGTATGTAGTAGATATTGATATACTTGATGCGCAATGGTTTGGGTTAGCCCAACGTAGACAAAGGGTTTTTGTATGTGCGCAGCGCGTCGAGTGTTTGATAAATCAGCAGACCGATTCATCCGCTTTAACTATCGCTCAATGCTGGCAAGAGATATTGCACGGCATCTTGGTTTTAGCGTCAACAGCGTTAGGAAACGAGCCGGGAAACTTGGAATCAGCATCACTTACCAAGGATGGAGTGATGCGCAGGATAAAGTTATTCGGGCTGCATGGGGAACCCGACAATTATCCGATCTTGCGCGCCAATTTAATTGCAGCGTTCCAACGGTATCAGCAAGAGCAAAGAAACTCGGATGCGCGCCTTGGAGGAAACGCAAAGGAACCCATTCTGGACGGCCTATTGACGGATTCCGCGACGGATCTCCCGTATACACTCACCGAACTGTCGCTAGTCAAAGCGTTGGACGAAAGCTACGAAGCGATGAAATCGTTCACCATGTTGATTGGAATAAATTCAATAACAGCTCAGACAATTTATTCGTGTTCGTCAGCCGTTCTGCTCATCGCAAAGCTCACAGCAGTTTTGAATCACTCATCCCCTTGCTTTTGGAGCGCGGCATTATCAAGTTTGAACGCGCTAGAGGAATATATCTCCTATGCGACATTCGCAAGTAGCGACCTATTTGGAGACATGGAGCGGATTTCGGCGTGGCGTGATTTCATCGGGGAAGCCGAATCAACAAGTGCAGTTATCGCAGATATTGGAATTGACTGCTGGGGATCAGTATTACCTCTCGCCGAAAGCTTGCGCGGGGATTCTGCGCCGAGCCGCCAAGCGCGGAAAGACGTTGCCGCCAGCCTTACAAGCGGCTCTAACCCAAATAGCAACGCAGCAGGACGACGACGAGAAGACGACGTGAACCTAGTTGGGTTTGGCCCTGCGGGATTTTCAGGGTATAGCGAGGGCGCTGGCACATTGCGCAGTAATGGCGGTGATTTAGGGGGGGGCAGCGAAACCCTTCTGGCACGCACTTTGCTTCGCGGAGGTCGCTTTGACTACAAGACCGAAACCATGGTGACGCATTCCCTGCGCGCCCATGGCTTTGATGCCTCCGAGGATGGCACCGGACGCGGGGCGCCGTTGACCTTGGCAATTCGTGGTCGCGCGGGCGAATCGACGCTGGAATGCCGCGACGATGGCTTAGCGAACGCGATTCTGACGCCGAATGGCGGCCGTGGCGGGATCGGTGTGGGAGCCGTGGCATTCAACGCCCGACAAGACCCCATCTCAGGACCCATCTCAGGACCCATCGACACGGACGGCGCGACGCAGGCGGTGGCCTTTAGTCGAGAGGTCGCAAGCGCGTTAACCCAAAACTACGGCAAACAGCCGGATAACAGCGATACGGCGTTGGGGCCGAATCTAATTGCATTCGCCCAAAATCAGCGCGACGAAATACGTGAGATGGCTGTTGCTGGTGCGTTGGCAAAAGAGGCCGGGACGAAACAGCAGACGTACGTTTACGGAGGCAATAATGGGAAGACTCAGAAAACCGGACCCGTTGAAGCATTGCGAGTATTGCGGGAATGCGCTGGAGAGGAAGCGTTTCTCCAGTGGAGTCTTGGAATCTTTATTGCATTTTGGCCGACGGAAATTCTGCAATTCAAAATGCATGGGGAAGGCGTTCGATTCGCGTCCCAGCCAAAGCGTGGATTGGTCAACGTCGCATTATCACGCTCGCAAATTGGTGCCACTTGGACCGTGCAAGACGTGTGGGAAGCTGGATGCGACGGATGTCCACCACAAAGATTTCGACCATACGAAAAATTCTCTAGGGAACTTGGAGCGTATCTGTCGAGGTTGCCATATGAAAATTCACCGCCCGAAGAGTTCATGCATTGTTTGTGGGAATCCGATGAAGGGTCTGGGGTATTGCGAAAAGCATTATCAGAGATTCAAAAAATACGGAAATCCATTACTCAGCAAAGTGAACCAGCACACAACGGTATGCAGGTCAGAAGATTGACCGTTGCGGAATGTGAGGCTTTGCAGGGATTTCCGCAGGGTTACACCGCCATTACCCGCGCCAACGGCAAGCCGGCCGCCGATGGACCGCGCTACAAGGCGTTGGGAAATAGCATGGCAGTTCCTGTCATGTCTTGGATAGGAAGAAGAATCCAACAATGCTCGGAGATTGCATGACTAACGCCGAACGCATCCAATCCCTGGAAAACCGCGTCACCCTCATGGCCGAGACCATCAAGGAGTTGATAGCCCATAAAACGGTTGTGGAGCGTCATGTGGGCACGCTGTGCCGCGCAACTCGCCGAGCGCTGAACGACAACAAGGTTTTGCGCATCGAAAACCACGACCTCAAAAGCAAGATCCTTGAGGCGGATCGCGTGGCGAGTGGGTTGATTGAGAAATACCGAGTGGAGGTTTTGCAGTGAAAGTCCCTCGCGAAAAATTAGACGCCATTTGGGAATATCACAAAAAACGCAAGGAATTAGGCACCGTTAAGGAACTCGCGCGCAAACTCAACATGAATTATCGCACGGTACAAAACTGGGTAACGACGTTCAAATGGGCCGATCAATGAGAGCCAGCCAACTTAGCCCGGAGCTGCAGAGGAAAATATTTGGAGAGGTGGTCGATAAGCCCAAACGAGACCCCAAAGACGAGGCGGAGAAACTTTTCGCGTTCCAGTGCCGAGCGAAACGGATGCCACTATTTCGTAAGGAGCATCGTTTTGCTGAAAGCGTCGGCCGCGGCTACAGATTCGATTTTGCATGGCCGGAATATTTTTGTGCCCTTGAAATTGAGGGATTGGTCATGCGTCGCGTGAACGGCGAGCTGGTGGTGGGTGGCCGGCACGTGAATCCGAACGGCTTTCGCGAAGACTGTCGTAAGTACGCTCTTGCGGCGACGATGGGCTGGCACGTGCTTCGATTTGAACAAAGTCAGGTCATGAATGGTGAAGCGGTGGATTTTGCGGAGCAACTTCTGAGAAGAAAAGGATGGGTTTCATGATTCAAACGAGACTTTCACCCCGCGAAAAACAGATTGCGGCGCTATTGTCTCAGGGACATTCAAGCACCGACATCGCAAAAATGCTTTTTTTGAGCCCGAAAACTGTGGCAAGCCATAAGGAACGTATCAAAAACAAATTGGGAATCGATAACCGTGTGGCTTGGATGAGTTTTCTAAAAGGTTTTGTTCCGCAATAGTGCCTAAGTAATTTCCCGATATTCAATATGAAGCAATTGGCATATAACGTCCGTCCAGTAGCCTTACTGGGACGCTTGACGTGAGATCAGAAGATTTAATCTGCGCCGCGGCGAGTGCATCAGGCATCGACTTAGTCGGTGCTGCACGAACGGCGACCAAGCCAACGAAATCTCACGGCACCGTCACTCGCCAGAAGTTCGGCTCCACGTCCACCGTTTTGATTGAACCCGCCAAATATCGCGCACGCGGTACGGCGAGCCACTCCACCGTTCGTCCTCGGTGGACGTTGGCGGAATTGGGGCAAGCCAGTAAGGATGTCCCCACAATCGCCTTCCAAGCCGCTTGCTATGCCTTTGCGGGCGATGATTCAGTCTACTGGCCGCTTTACTCAGCGCTCCTGGATCGTGCCACAAAAATGGCTAATGAACGTCTATGGCCAAAAACAGTACGTGATGTTCACGGTCTCGACCAAACCTATCTTGCGCATCTTGCGATCACCGTACTTGACTCCGAGCGCCAAGCCGCGCGGTTCAACGCCTTTCCTGGGCTTTTCGCCGTATGGATGCGAGTCAGTGATCGCACATGGGAGCGAGACCTTCAAGATCGATTCTGGATGCTTCATGCCGTATGGAACGGATGGACCAGCCAAGCGGCCAGTATGATTCAAAGCAAGCTGCGCGAACAGGATTCAGTCGCGGCTTGATAGTTCTCCGGTGTCACTTACCCAAAGGGTGAGCGAGATGTCGGAAGGTTTCTTTTCTTGCGTTGCTCTCTAGGCTTGCCTGTGAGTAACACCCCGGCCGTCGCGTCATCCCCGCGCAGGTCGCAATTCGTGCCCTCCGTTTGAGGGCTTTTTTGAATTCCTATGGGCAGACCGTCAGAATATTCTCAAGAAACCGCTTTACTCATATGCGAGCGGTTGGCCGATGGAAAGTCACTGCGAACCATATGCCTTGACGAGGCGATGCCAGCAAAGTCCACTGTTTTCAAGTGGTTGATTGAAAATCAGAAATTTTCGGACCAATACGCGCTGGCGCGCGAAGCGCAGGCCGATACGTTGGTTGATGAAATGCTTGATATCGCAGACGACGGCTCAAACGATTGGATGGAACGGACTGGAAAAGACGGAACATCAATCGGATGGCAAGAAAACGGGGAGGCCATCGGACGTTCTCGATTGCGATTGGATGCCCGAAAATGGATCGCCGCGAAACTTCGACCAAAGAAATACGCCGACCGTATTCAACAGGAAGTGACCGGGAAGGACGGCGGCCCGATTCAACACGAGGATATCCGTGATCGAAACCTCGACGCTATCGAGGCGCTATCCGCACGACTCCCCAGCGATGCTTTTAGCCCGACTGCCACCCCCTCAGAGGGCGCAACTGATCCAGAGCCTGACGCCTGAGCGTCAACGTAATTTCGCTTGGGATTGGCGCGGCTGGTGGGCAAGGCCGGATCAACTAGCTCCTCCCGGCGATTGGAGCAAATGGCTGATATTGGCCGGCAGAGGTTACGGGAAGACCAAGATCCTTTCTGAGTGGGTGAGGGAACTGGTCGCGAAGAAAGTCGCTGGCAGGATCGCTCTGGTTGCCCCTACGGCAGCCGATGCGCGAGATGTGATGGTTGAGGGGCCATCAGGTATCTTGGCTTGCTGCCCCGATTGGGATCGCCCCGTCTACGAATCGAGCAAGCGGCGCATGACGTGGCCCAATGGCGCGGTGGCCATTACCTATTCGGCGGACGAGCCGGATCGGTTGAGAGGCCCGCAACACGATGCGGCGGCTTGTGACGAGTTAGCAGCGTGGCGTTATCCCGAGTCTTGGGACATGCTCATGTTTGGCTTGCGTCTCGGCAAAAACCCCCGCTGCGCGATTGCGACGACGCCGAAGCCCGTCAAATTACTCAAGGAATTGCTGGCGCGCGAGGGAGGCGATGTCATCGTTACCCGCGGGAGCACCTACGAAAACAGCACCAATCTTGCGCCGACCTTCTTCAAGGATATCGTCAGCAAGTACGAAGGTACGAGGTTAGGGCGGCAGGAACTCCTTGCCGAGCTGCTGACCGATGTCCCGAACGCACTTTGGTCGCGGGACAATTTGGACAAACTGAGAGTGCGGCAGGCACCCGAACTGCTCCGGATCGTGGTGGCCATTGATCCCGCCATGAAAAGCACCGAGGGGTCGGATGAGACCGGAATTATCGTCGCAGGCATCGGGTCGGGACAAGCACGGGTACTGTGCTTGACGACCTGTCCGGCCACTATCAGCCCGACGCCTGGGCTGGGCTAAAAAAGCGGTTTGGGCATACGAGCATTACAAGGCCGACCGCATCATTGCGGAAGTCAACAACGGCGGCGAGATGGTGGAAGCCACGCTTGCGCACGTGTCAACAAGACTTGTGTAGCTATACAAGGCGGTTCACTGCGACGCGCGGCAAGGTGATGAGGGCCGAGCCGATTGCAGCATTGTATGAGCAAGGCAAGATTCATCACGTAGGTAGCTTCCCGCAGTTGGAAGACCAGCAGTGCGAATTCGTCCTGGACTTCGACAGAAAAGCAATGGGCTACTCGCCGGATAGGCTGGACGCTTGTGTCTGGGCATTCACCGAGTTGATGCCGGATAAGAGGAGTTTTTTCGGATGAGTGAACCTGCAAGCCACTTTCTGACCAAGAGACCGATCGCGTTGAAAAAGCGGAGGCCGAAGCAAATCAAAAGTTGAGCATGGCTTGGGAGTCAATCGCTGAGTGCCGTAAGCGCATCAAGCCGGGCTTACCTATGGGTGCAAGCAGATGATTGACGACCTGCCGCAGGAAGACCTTTGACGCCGTATGCGAAGGCTTTGCCGGCGATGCTGCGCCGGTCGCAGGACTTCAAAGTGGCACCTGCCCGTTTCGCGTAGCGATGGCGGTGCACCATGGTTGCGCTCGAGTTCAGCCAATTGGATAAGAAGTCGCAGAATTGAACCTGTGTTCACCAATCTTTTTCGCGGCTGGTTGAAAGAAGTTCAGGCACAAGGACGAGCCTAAGCCAGAGCAGCCCGCATCGCGCGCTGAGAAATACCAGCCAGGTATGCCCGGCTTGCTACGGTTGCAACAGGAAGCGACCCAGCGCCAAGTTGCTAGTTTCTTAAACGAAGTCAAGGCAGCGCACGACACGATTCGCGTGGAGCGTGGCGCGGTTGCAGCGGCCATGGACGCGAACGGCAAGCCGATCCCTGACAAGCTCATGTCCGCGATGGACGATGACGATTGCGGTTTGCCGCAATTCAAACAAGTTGCGCTATCCGCAGGGCAACAGTTGCAGTTAATGCCCTGGTTCATGCAACGCGGGTTCATCGGCTACCAGAACGCCGCGTTCATCGCGCAGCATTGGCTGATTTACAAAGCCTGTGCGGTCCCGATCAACGATGCGGTCCGTAACGGCTACGACATCACGACGGATACTGGCGAGGATTTGCCGCGCGACGTGTTGAACGTTTTCAAGCGCGCGGACAAGCGCATCAAGATCAAGAAGCAGCTTCGGGATTTCGGCATCAAAGGCCGCATCTTCGGCGTGCGCATTGCGTTGTTTGAAGTCGAGTCGGATGATCCCGAGTATTACGAGAAGCCGTTCAACATCGACGGGGTGCTGCCGGGCAAATACAAAGGCATCAGTCAAGTAGATCCATACTGGACCGCGCCGATCTTGGACTTGAAGTCTTCGGCAGTTCCGTCGAGCAAGCAGTTCTACGAGCCGACTTGGTGGTTGATCGGCGCTTTGCGCGTGCACCATACACACTTGGTGATTTTCAAATACGCCGATCCACCGGATGTATTGAAGCCTATGTACCTGTTCGGGGGTATCCCGCTTCCACAGATGATTATGGAGCGGGTGTACTGCTCCGAGCGCACGGCGAATGAGGCGCCGGCACTGGCGCTCTCCAAGCGTACGACGGTGTGGCTGACCAACATGTCAGCCATCATGGAAGACAGCCAGAAAGCCAATGATTTGCTGCAACAGTGGATCGCGTACCGCGACAATTTCGGCATCAAGCTCGGTGACAAAGAAGGCGACGAGTTCCAGCAGTTCGACACGCCGCTTGCGGATTTTGATCAGTTGATAATGACGCAGTACGGGCTAGTGGCCGCGACCGCTGGCATGCCAATTACAAAGCTTCTAGGCACGACGCCCGGAGGTTTTGCGGCGACTGGCGAGTATGACGAGGCCAGCTACCACGAGGCACTAGAGACGATCCAGGATGAAGACTTGGAACCTCTAGTGGAGCGTCACCACGAATTGGTGATGAAGTCGGAGGTGCTGCCGTTGTTCCCGGAATTAGAAGGCACGCACGTCGTGGTTAAGTGGCACGAGCTGGATGCGCTGACGCATGTCGAACAAGCCAATGTTAACTTGAGCAAGGCGCAGACGGACAATGCGCTGATCGCCGCGGGTTCACTATCACCGGAGGATTCGCGCGCTCGCGTATCGACCGACAAGGAATCGGGCTATCACGGTATTGGGCTGGACCTGGACACCGAAGACTTGCCGGAAGACGACGATGCCGCAGCGGAGGCATCGCGCGGCGGGAATCGTGAAGCGTCGGCTGCGGTGAAAGAAAAGCAGGACACAGGCAAGGTGCGCAAGCCGAAACCTGCAAAGAGTAAATGAGGGTTCGTCGCCCACTGCGTAAACCGCAAGCCGGTGAGCGCGTGTTGCCGCCGACAACACCGCCGCTGTTGCTTGGTCGACGGATGGGCGCAGCGATCGCGAAAGAATTGAAAGCGATGGCAATCGAGACTCGGGCCACGGTGCGATTTATCCAGGGACTGCCCGATGCGCAAGCAGTCATGGACGCTTACGCACATTACGGTATAGCCACTAGTCGGCAAGCTGCGATGGACGCGGTGTCGGACGATGCCAATCATCGCTTGAAGGCACTGCAAGAGAAGTGGTTCAAGCGTTTCACGAATCTTGCGGATGTGTGGGCACGGCGCATGATCGGTGGCGTACTAGCGCAGAGCACGGCGCAACTGAACTTGAGCTTGCGCGATATAGCCGAACAATATGAAATTCAGAGCACGTTGCAATCGCAGCGCCTACGCGCAGTCGTTGAGTCTGCAAGCGATGCCACAGTAGGTTTGATTACTCGCATCCCGGAACGGTTTCTCGGTGCTGTGCAGACGCGCGTAATGACGGCAATCACGACTGGCAACGGGTTGAAAGACCTCGTGCCGTACCTGACCAAGAAATACAAGGGCGATGCGCGACACGCGCACTTGGTTGCGTTGGACCAGATTCGCAAAGTGTCGGAGAGTGTCAACGCCACACGGTTGCAATCTCTCGGTGTTGAGGAATATGTGTGGATGCACGTTGGCGGCGAGCGCTATCCCCGCAAATTGCACCAGTCTTACTCGGGCCGTGTTTTTAGATACGACGATCCGCCAATCATTGACACGCGCACCGGCGAACGTGGGCGCCCAGGCGACGCCATCAATTGCCGTTGCCGCATGCGCGCGGTGTTGAACTTTACGAAAATGCGTGAGGTTGCCTGATGTCCACTGTGCTCAAGCTCGTGCCGAAAGACGAATCGGTCGTCACCTATTCCGTCAAGCAGATTCCGATCGAGCGCATTCGGGCTTTCGACTTTCAGCCGCGCAAGTGGTTCGATGCGGGCGAAATCAGCGCACGGGCCGAGAGCATGAAGTTGCTCGGCCAACAAGCGCCCGTCACGGTCGAACCGTTGGTCGGCGATCCCGAGCATGACTACGAGTTGATTGACGGCGAATCGAGTACTCTGCGTTGATACCACTGCTT